CCAGACGCTTCAGCCAGTTGAAGAGAGCGCTCAAGTTGCTTTACTTGCTCGTTTTGAGCTGCCCAACTCGGAGAGATCGTTTTGAGTGATCCACCAAGACTGCCGACGCTCTGTTCGAAGCGAGCGACTTGGTCTCTGGCTTGCTTTGCCTGGTTTACTTGTTGACGAAGACTTGTTACGCTTCCTTGCTGGATCTTGTCAAGTTGACTTTGCTTGTTCGCAATTGCGTCAACTGCAGTAAGAATCTCTTTGTATTCCGCGACCTGCTTCTTTGCTCCATCTCCTTCCGTGACGGTCTTGATGACAAGAACTTTCTTGACTTCGCCACCAAGGGCCTGGTTTAGGTCAAGTACTTCCTGCTTGGTCAGCCTGCCAATATCTTTGATCTGCTTGCTTACTTCAGAGATATCACCCTTAAAATCTACGCCAAACGTGAGATCTCCCTTTGCCACAATAGTTACCGGGACACCTGAGGTGTTTTAGTTTTCCGTCTTGAATGCTATAACTTTTTTGTGTATTTGAGAGTTATTGGTATCTTTTTGACAATAAAAAAGGGACCCGAAGGTCCCCTTTTGACTGTTCAGAGTGATCAGTCGGGGTTGGCGTCGATGTCAACGCGGTAGGGACCATAGCCCTGGAGGGTGGCTTCCCAGGAGACGATCGAACCGGCATCAATCGACTCGGTGTAGCCGTTGATGGTGCCGTAGCCGTACAGAGCCTCATCGGTGCCGGTGGGGCCAACACGCAGGATCTTCACACGCAGGGCATCAGCCACGGTGTTCTGCTCGGTCAGGCGCAGGATGTGGTAGCCAGCATCCTTGAAGTCGGTAATGCCGCCCAGGGAGATGCTCCAGGTCTTGGAGGTCGGCAGGCTGATGTTGAAGCCCTTGGTCTCGTCGTCGTAGGTAACGATGTCTTCGGTGTTGGTATCGGTCTGCAGGGCAGCGTTGGTCAGGCCGTACAGACGGATGGCCTTGTCGGCGCCATCCATATCGAAAGCGGTGCCGTTCGCGGAGAACACACCAGCGGTGTAAGAGATGTAAGCGCTGGGCGAAATCAGGTTCAGCGCACTGGCATCCAGGAAATCAGCAGCAGTGGTAACGCCAGTGAAAGCAATATCGACTTCACTCGCTGCCACCGGCATGATGAAGAAGTCGTAGCCGAAGCTGGTGGAGAAGTTGGCCATAGTTAAATTCTGTTCAGGTAGGAATTGCCGTTTATCGGCAGCGAACAACGGAGCAGGTGCCTACCTGCTTACTCTAGACTTCCAATTGAATTGTTTGGCATATTGATGCTTTTAACTGGAAGGTGTTAGTACCACTGAATCTGAAGGCACCAAGACAAGCAATTGAGCAATCGAGCCAAGGCCGTCTTGTGTCGGGCTCGTTTCGATTGTTGTTGCTTTGCTGAATCGTTGCATCATCCGCCGTGCTGCATCATTCAGTGTCGCACCTGTTGCACCAGGCCAGGCGAGCAGGAAGACCTTCCAGGTTGTCGTGATGTCGATGTCGTCTGTGATGTATTCGCGTCTTTTTAGGTCGCTGACATCATGGATGACGACTTCAAGGCCTGTTGTTGATTTTACGGCAGGAAGGTCGGCCCCAGGGGTGACGATTGAGATCGCATCGATTTGGGTGTTGCCGACTTTGAAGACCCTAGAGCCGACGAGATCCATGAACGTTGAGTCGTCTGTCAACGTCTCGTAAATGACCTCCGCAGTGGATGCATGCTGTTGGGTCATCCTGCGTTGCAGCGCGGTCAATACTTATTATTCCGCTGTCAAAATCAGTAAACTATTGGGAACCTGCACCCATGTCATGGCGAAAACAACGCTTGTGTTTGTTGTTTCTCCCAGGACGCTGTACTGATTAATGCTTGAACGTTCTGGAACTTCCAGAGAGTTGGAAGTGGTTCAAACATACCATCAGTACTTAGCAACCATGGAATGCTTAACGAGTGGTGAAGCAAAGCGGCGTTGGCGTAAAGCAATCAAGGATGCATGGGACAATCGTTGTTGCTTCTGTGGGAATCCACCGATCAGCGACAAGTCACTGACAATTGATCACATGAAGCCCAAAAGCAAGGGCGGTGAAGATGTCAGCAAGAACTGTCTGCCTGCATGCCTGAAGCACAATCAAAGCAAGGGTTCGAATGACTGGCGGCCGTGGTTTCGTGACCAGGATTTTTATGATATTGAACGCGAAGCCAGGATTGTGTTTTGGCTAGAGAATAGCAGGCTGCCGACAAAAGAAGAACTTCAGGTTGAGCTTTTGAAGTTAGCTCAAAATATGTAGCTCGGCTTCTTCGTTTGCTTCGAATTTGCCTGCGATGATCGGCAGTCGAACGGTGAATTCTTTGCCGCATGGAGAAGCCATCTTTCGCGTCTTTTCTGATGCTGTTTTACTGGCGATAAGCATGCCACTCAGGACTCGGCCTTCGATGCTTGGTGCAAGAACGATGGCGTCTTCGCATTGCAGGCACAGGAACTCTGGCGGCATTGCATCGCTTGCTCGGGCCTTCAGGTCTGGGTAGGTGAATAGCGCCCAGTGCGGGAACAGTCGCTGCTCGATCAGGGCAAGGGCTGCCGCGCCATACTTTGGCTCCGGCAGATTCATCAGGGACTGGTCTGCGTAGTAGTAGAACTCTTCTGGCTTGAATGGCTTGCGACGCTTGGCCTTGTCGCGATTCATTTCGGCCTGTTGATAGGCCAGGAATGAGATCGGCCTTTCGTTGTTGTGAAGCGATTCTCGATTCAGTTTGTTCAGGTTGATGACAGCGCTGAGCACGTAGACGTATGGGAGCTTCCAGTACGAATTCAGGCTGAATTCTAAATCACCTGGGAACCCCTGTTTCAGTCGCCAGTAGTATTCTTCGAACGGGATGCCCTTGTCTTCACGGACTTTTTTTCGATTTCCTCGATCGATGCACCAGGACTATTGGTGTCTTGGTCGTCGCGTTTGAATGCTTCGATTGAGCGGGATTCTTCTTCGCGGTAAAGCTTGGCAAGTTCGCTGATCAAGTCGGGGTGGACCGATTGGATCTGACTGATGTCGAATTCAGTGTCTACGCGATACTTAAGGATGCAGCAAGCAAGGATCAGGTCTTCTTTGGCTTGGCTTGCAGCAAGGCTCCTGACTACATCGGTCAGTTCGAGGCTGAACTCGCTTTCGACTTGCTCGGCAAGGTCAATGTCGTCTTCGACCCTGTTTGAGATGATTGCAAGGACAAGACGGTAGGCCTTGTCCATGCCAAGGGCGTATTTGCGGGCGACTTGGCGGCTCAGGCTGACGATTTCTGTGGTGCTTTCGTCGGCTTGTTGGACCTGTTGAACGAAGGACTTTTCACCGGTTGTCAGATAGCCGCGACGCTCGACTTCGAGGATGCCGGACTGGTCCGTGCCAATCCGTTCGACGATCGGTTGAAGACGGGGCTGAACAACAAACGGCAGCGGAGCCATATCCAATACGCTTTAGCGCATTTATTGTTCCGACTCAGGCCGAGAACTCGGCTTTGATTTCTTCGGTGAAGTACCGTTCAAAGTCGAACTGGGGAACGGGGCCGCCGCCATTCATGACGGACTGGACCCATGGACGGGCTGGCAGGTAGACCTTGGAGTTGACGTTGCCATAAGGGCGGATGTAGCCGCCGAAATGGATCAGGGAGGCGTATGGGGCTGAGTATGCGACTGTAATGCCGGTGGAGTCGGATGTTACTGTGCCGGATTCAAGTAGTTGCCCGGTGTCGTAGATGTCTGCAGTTCCGCCTGGCGTTGACCAGACACCGCTCAGCAGGGCAGCGTCAAGTGCTGTTTTGAGTTCAATCGCAATGCGTTGGCTGGCACGATTGATTGCTCGCTCGAACTTTGCGGAGATATCGACACTGCCGAGTTCCTTAAAGCTCAGTGTGATGAGTCCTTTTGTGGAACTACTGGTTTTGATGGTTTTTTGCCCGTTGCGAATCGGTAAAAGCTCATCAATTTTTAGTCCTGGGTTCCTGGCCATCAGTTGAGTTGGTCGCCGCTGCGTACGGTAATGGGGATGCCGCCGATGTTGGTGCTGACGATTTCATCGATGGCGATGCCGCCGTACTTGCCTGTTGGACGCTCGACAACGGTGTACTTAATGTCTTCGTTGCCTTGGAGGTGCTTGCCACTGATGCCTGGAGCCAGCCAGACGGGCTTATTCGTCGATAGCAGGTTGGTCCAGACGGTTGAGGCGGGCAGTGGATCCTCCAGGGTGTATTGTGCGGTGACGGGGGTGTAGCGCAGGGCGTATCCGCGATACAGGTACACATCTCCACTGGTGCCTGGAAAGCCGCTGCCGGGGGATGTTTGAGTGGGCAGGTAGTCGGCTCCTGTGCTTGTGCCCGTGCTGTCTTGACGGGTCAGGTAGCACTGGACGACGAAGTAGCCGTTTGGGCCTGCAATGATCCGGCCACTCAGGACTGCTGGTGCTCCAGTTGACTGCAGGAGC